TCATAGAGTAAAAGAAATATATGTGAATGATAGTATAGTTGCTAAATTATTAGTATCTTGCGGAAAATATAGTCTTGCTCATCATAGTGATCAATCAAGTGTTAAAACAAATCATAAAAAAGATTATTGGGTAACAGATCATACTTGTGGGAATGTTGAAATTACTTATAAATAAGCTTCATATTACCTCTCATCAGCTAAATGAGATAAATAAACTACAATAAGGATGCTCCTCTGCTACATATCCTAATAATTAAAACAAATTTACTGGCAAGTTTAGAAGTTAAAACTCAAAGTATTAACTAAAAACTAAAAATAATATGAAATTACTTTTTACACTAATGGTGGGCTTTATGAGTCTCATCGCATCTTCACAAACCTTTGTAAGTACAGCTCCTGAAAATAAAAATGTATTACTTGAAGAATTTACTGGAATTCATTGCACCTTTTGTCCTGATGGGCATGTGTTAGCACAGGATTTATATAATAATAACCCAGGAGACGTGGTATTAGTTAACATCCATGTTGGAAGTTACGCTTCTCCTTATCCAGGCGAACCTGATTTTAGAACAAATTTTGGTTCTGCTATCGATGCACAGTCACAAGTTGCAGGTTATCCCGCAGGAACTATAAACAGACATCAATTTACAATGACACAAGGTGGTGGTACTGCAATGGGTAGGTCTGATTGGGTAACTGCTGCTAACATAATGTTACCTCAACCTACACCTGTTAATGTTGGGATACAATCAAATGTTGATATTGCCACAAGTACACTTAATGTTACAGTTGAAGTTTACTATACAGATCAAACAGTACTTAATAATTACTTAAATGTATTTGTATTACAAAACAATGTACCAGGACCACAGGTTGGAGCTTCTAGTTTTAATCCAGGTGCAATAATACCAGGACCTTGGAATCCAACATATAATCATAATCATATGTTAAGACATTCATTAACTGGTCAGTGGGGAGAAGAAATTACTAACCCTTCGACAGGATCTTTTTATACATTCTCATATACTTATAATTTACCAAGTGATATTAATGGAGTAGATTTAGATATTACTAATTTGGAAATTGCTGCATTTGTTACCGAATCACAACAAGTAGGAAATGATGAAGTACTTAATGCAACTGTATTAGCTCCATTATTAATATTTCAAAATACATACGACGCAAATGTAACTTCATCATCAGCAGCAAATGTATTATGCTCATCAGAAACAGATATTGAAATTACATTTAAGAATTATGGAAATCAACCTTTAACTTCTCTAGATCTTAATTATGATATAAATGGTGGAACTCCATTAATTTATAATTGGACAGGAAATCTAGCATCAGGTATACAAGAAACAGTTTTAATAAGTAATGTTTCTTTTATCCCTCAGGCTAATAATACAGTTACATGGTTAGCAAGCAATCCTAATAGTCAAGTAGATCAAAATACAACTAATAATTCTAGTACTTCAACATTTATACATTGGAATTTATCTGGTGATGTAATACCTGGAATTACTGCTGGTACAATTGATGTATCTATATTTACTGATGGTTATGGGAATGAAACAACATGGGAAATTGTTGATGAAAGTGGAAACATCTACGGTTCAGGTGGACCATATTCAAATAACACTCAATATAATGAAACAGCATATGTAGCTACATTTCCAAGCTGCTTTGATTTTAAATTATATGACTCGTATGGTGATGGGATGATGGATAACGGTATTGGGTCAGTATTAGTAACAGATCAAAATAATAATGTTATATTTGAAGGTGATGCAAATAACTTAATAAATTTTACAGAATTAGATACTTATTTTGAAACAGGTATGGGAACTCTACTTGCATGGGAGTGTACACCGTTTGGTTGTGCTGATGTAGGAATTGGATTTGGTGCGTATGCTACACAAGTAGAGTGTGAATCTGATACTACTACTGGGTGTTATATTATAAGCAGTGTAAACGAAATTAAAAACAATGCTCCACAGAATAATAAAATGTATGATGTGTTAGGCAGAGAATTATCTGAAGTTCCATCAGGTAAGATGTATATTAAAAATGGAATAGTTTATATTAAATAAAAAAAGAAAATGAAGAAAATTTTACTGGCAGTACTAGTTTCGCTTGGGCTACAAACACAAGCACAAATGTATGTATGTGATTCACTATCATATTCAATAGTTATAGATAGTACAACCTGGAATACATTAGCTGTTACTGGAAATGCAGATGGTGTAATTAATATGGTAGATTCTATAGATTGGAATTTCACTGCATGTAATACCGTGGCCTGTTATGGTTCACAAGGAAATGATCCATATTCGTTTCCACTTATATACCCACAAGATACAGTTAAATTATGTTATGATGCTTTCGTATACCAAGATTCAACAGTGACAGTATGTAATCATTGTGATTCATTAGTATATGATTTTAATTCTGATACATGGGTAGTAATGAATACTGGTAATCCAACAGGAATTGAAGAGTTAATTAAAAATGAAGGTATGTATAATATAGTATATGACTTACAGGGTAGAGAATTAATTGAAATTCCGTTAGGTAAAATGTATATACAAAATAGAAAGAAGTATATTAAGCTAAGATAATAAAAAGCTATAAGACTAAAAGGCCACTCTATGAGTGGTCTTTTTTAGTTTAAATTATAGTCCTAAGTCTTTATGAAGAACTTTCATAAAAGGTTTAAAGTTTTGCTGACCATACTCATCTCTTAAAATTTGACCTACAGCTAATGCAAAATCTTCATATGACATTGAGTCGTCTATTTTAATCATTGCTTTATCCATTGCTTTTGCCAAAGCTTCAGACTTTTTAGATTCAAATATATCAAATTTAGTTATGTGAGTTTCATTTTGAGTTTTTTCATCTTCATGACCTTCATCCCAATGTGGACTTTTAACATCACCTCTTGTATTTTGGATGTCATAACCTTGTCTAACTGGACTACCATAAGCATTGGTATCTTTACCGTCAGCTAAATCATCAAACATATCTTTAAATTGTTTTACAGTTCCATGATAATGTCTAATAGTATCTTGGTCCTTTTTTGACTGTGTTTTTTCTTGTGAATCCATTATTACTTTTTATATTTTGTTTTAAGTTGATGAATTTGTGTCATTAGCTTTAATTTCTGTAAATCAATCTTGTCAATTGCAATTCTGTATTTGTAATATGCTATTCCATAATTGTCTTCTCTTTCCTGTGCAGCTCTAAACCTTTCAATATTTTGAGTTTCTCTTCTCTTTAATCTTTCGGCAGTTTCATTAGGATTAAATTCATGCTTTTCTGCTTCATTAACTGATTCACTAAATAATCTCTTACCTGTTTTATCTTCTAGGTGTAATAAAGCTTTAGGATACTTTTCTTGCATTACATTAAACGTGGCAGGAGCAATATCAGGTGTAGATACAGGTTCTTGGTGTATTACCTTTCCATCCTGTACTACTACAATAACTGCAGGATAACTTCCTTGCTTTGCAGCTTTATATACTTTACGTCTAGATGCCTCGTTTATACTAAAGGATTCAAATCCTGGTATTAAGTCTATGCTTGCCATATTAAAATGTTGATTTAATTATTAGATCTTGGATTTCAGCCGTAAGCTTTCTCTCATATGCTCTTGTAACAATTTTCTTATCAATTAAAAGATCTACAATAACAGATGCTAATACTTTGGCTCCTGATGGTTTATCTTTTCCAGCTACTTGGACCATAGCTTCATTCATTGCTGATAACCTTTCTCTTTCTTTTTCTAATGCCTGTAATGTTTCATTATCTAATGCTTCACCGTCGCCGCCAGTTTCAGTATCAATTTGCTTATCTATAACCTTAATCATTTTCTTAATAGCAGATTTACTCATACCTTCATTAGTAGCTTTATAACCTTCATATGCTTTATCAATAGATTCATTCACATGTTTTTTAGCTTCTGTTAAATAACCTTCTGCCGTATGATCAGTGTTATCATTACCTTCATACATGTTTGCTTGTTCTGCAACATGTGTTGAGCATGATTCAACCAGTCCACCGATTGCATTCATACTATATCCTGATTGTGGTATTCCTCCACCTAGTCCGAAGTTTTGAATGTTGTTCATGCCAAAACCTGCTGCAACGATTGCCTCGTTTACATCAAATTTTTCAAAGTTTGGTATCTTGCTCATAATTAGTTTTATATTTGTTTATATATTCCTAAAACAAACCTTAAGTTTATGCATATAAAAATAAACACAATTATGTCAGAATTTTTTAGAACAGCAATGGGTCGTAAATTAATAGATGGTGATATACCTAATTTAGTTAAAGTCTTAGAAAGAATTGCAATCCAAATGGAAAAGTCAAATAAACTAGAAGAAAGGAAATTTGTATTAGAAGAGAGAATACAAAAACTTACTATTAAAGAATCTAGTAAACATTCCTCATTACAAGCACCAGATCTAAAGCCAAAATATAATGCTAGGCAAAGTAAACCAAGCAAATAAATATAATGGCTAAAGGAGATATTACATACAAACAATTTATTGCTCACATGGATAAAGGTAATAAGGTTTATATGAAAAAATCAAAGTCATGGCAAAAGGTTTGGTTTTGGTGGGAGTCAAAACGTGATAAATGGTTTTTAAATAAAGCCCATGACAAAAGAGAAGATGGTAGAGTGATTACCGAAAAATCAGTTTGGATAACAGCTAAGCAAATGGAATCTCATTTAAATTTCATGGAGAGACAAGGCTACAAATATCATATAGATGAATAAATTTTTAATAGGATTTTTATTATTTTTTTTGGGACAAGCTGCAATATGGTTTCAAACTAATGGACAATTTATCTGGCCTTGGTTTAAACGAAACCCTTTGGTAATATCATTATTAATGGGTACTTCAATTAGTTATGTATTAATATTTGCTACTCGATTTATGGTTGAATATTATGATGGTTTATTATGGCCTGGTAGATTTATTGCATTTGGAACAGGAATTATTTCTTTTACATTTTTAACTTGGTATTTTATGGGAGAAGGGATTACAGCAAAAACAATGGTTTCATTAGTTATGGCATGTAGCTTAATTGGAATACAAATGTTTTGGAAATGATAGATCCATATAAAACACTAGGTGTAGATAAGGCTGCCTCTCCAGATGTTATAAAAAAAGCTTATAGGAATTTAGCTAAAGAATACCACCCAGATAAACAAAAAGGGAACGAAGAAAAATTCAAAGAGGTTGCTGATGCTTATGATACTTTAAATAATCCTCAAAAGAAAGCACGCTATGATCAACAGCGGCATAACCCGTTTGGTGGTGGTTTTAGTGAAGGGTTTTCAGAGAGTATGTTTGAAGATTTATTAAAGAATCAAAATTTCTCTGGAGCATTTAATCAAAGGTATGGTTATAGTACACAAGGCCAAAATACACAAGGCAGATTACAAATATCATTAACCGATGCATACTATGGTTTAACTAGAGATATTGGAATTGGAATGAAAACTATAAAGGTTAATATTCCTGCTGGTATAAAAAATGGACAAAAGTTAAAACTTAAAGGTTTAGGACAGCGTGGTCAAACTGAAGAATTAAGCGGTGATCTTATTATGACAATAGAGGTTATAACTGATAACAACTTTTTTATAGATAATCAGGGTTTACATACAATTAATAATATAAGTATGTATGATGCTATCTTAGGTGGTAAAGGTACTCTTAATTGCTTTAATAAAACTATAACATTTACAATACCACCAGGTACTAATAATGGTAAAGTATTACGAGTTAAAGGTAAAGGATTTCCAATCTATAAACAAGAAGGCAAATTTACAGATTTGTTAATAAGCATTATTGTAGACATACCTACAAATCTAGATCTTGAAGATAAAGGAATGATACAAAAAATAAAAAATAAACACAATGGATAAAGGTAACGGTTTTAACGATGAATTCATTAGAAGTCTTTTATTAAATTTAGAACATTCAGACTTTAATCAATTTATGGATTTATCATATCATGTATTAATGCAAAGTCCTGGTGCAGTTTTAAAAAGAGGAGATTCTATTGAAATGAAAATAGAAAGCATAGATGGTTTAATTAAATATTTTGAAGGTATTGAGGCATATGAAAAATGTACTAATTTACAAAAGCTTAAATCTATGCTATTCTTAAATACTTCTTTTGATGAAGATGATGTTTAAACTTTTTTTATTTTCTCTATATAATTAATAAAAATAACTATGGCTATATTAGAATTTATATTTCAATCATTTTGGCATTTCGTAGGTGTTGTTTTTCTGTTGGCTATTGCTGTTCAATGGAAACCTTTTACTTCATCTGGGCAAGGTTTAACAAGTGAGCAGTTTGATAAAATCTTAGATAAGGTTAAAGAAAAGAAAAAGAAGTAGATTTAACTGTCCTATGGTGTAACTGGCAACACGTCTGCTTTTGGTGCAGAAGAGTCGAGGTTCGAGCCCTTGTGGGACAACATTTAAATAGTTTAAGAATTGTTAATAACTTTTTGAAAATAACAAGATTTTATAGTTCAGAACCGAGAAAATTGTATTATATTTATAATATAATTAAATAACGGAATATGGAACAAATAAACAAAAACTTTAGCTATCTACAAACATTCCTTGATGAAATGAATTCTTCTTCATCAGGAAATCACAAAATAGCAACTATCAAGAAACACTCTGATAGTGAATTTCTACAAAACATTTTTTACTACACTTATAATCCCTATAAAAAATATGGAGTAACATCTAAGAACTGTAAAAAGAACTCTGATTTACTAGGTCATGCAAATACTTATGGTGACATATTTAATTTATTAGATGATTTAGCAAACAGAGTTTGTACAGGGCATACTGCAATTGCAAATGTTAATCGCTATATCAAAGAACATAAAGGATATGAGGATATTATTTACAATATAATTGATAGAGACCTTAAAATGGGTGCATCTACAAGTTCGGTTAATAAAGTAATTCCAAATCTTATACCAACATTTAAAGTTGCATTAGCAAATCCTTATAATGTTAAAAGAGTAAATTTCCAAAGTGGAGACTGGTACGGTTCTAGGAAATTAGATGGAGTTCGTTGTATTTGCAGAAAGGAAAATGATACAGTAACATTCTTTTCTAGAAGTGGTAAAGAATTTTTAACATTAGAAAATTTAGAAAAAGAAATTTTAAAGATTCCAGGTAACTTTATATTAGATGGAGAAGTTTGTATGGTAGATGAAAATGGTGCTGAGGATTTCCAAGGAGTTATGAAACAGATTAGAAAAAAGAATCATCAAATTCAAAATCCTAAATTCTTTGTATTTGATTATTTAACTTTAGAACAATTTGATAATCAAACTGGAACTACACCATTAACATTTAGATTAGAATTAGGAAAGAATAGTTTACCAGAAAATATTAATTCTGATTTGATTAAATTCTTACCACAAATACAATTAACTACCGAAGAACAATTTACTGAAATGGCTAAAGAAGCTGAAGAAGCAGGGTTTGAAGGAATCATGGTTAGAAAGAATGTTGGCTATGAAGGAAAAAGAAGCCATAATCTATTAAAGGTTAAAAAATTCCATGATGCAGAATATACTGTCTTAGGAACTACTAATGCATTTATCCGATGGACAGAAAATGGTAAACAAGTAGAAAGGGAATGTTTAAGCAATATTACAATCGAACATAAAGGTTGTAATGTAAATGTAGGATCAGGATTTTCTAAAGAACAAAGAGAAATGTATTTTAAATCTCCACAAGATATTATTGGTAAGACTGTAACAATACAATACTTTGAGGAAACAGAAAATCAAAACGGCGGATACTCATTAAGGTTTCCTGTATTAAAGCATGTTTATACTGATGGGCGTGATTGTTAATCTGTCTATTTGTTACAAGACATCTAACGAACTTTCTTTTTGCTAATGATATAATATATAAAGAAAGGAATAAGTTTAAGAATGAAAAGAAATAATATAACAATTTTTGATGTTGATGATACACTTGTAGTTACCAAGAGTAAAATCAAAGTACATAATCCAAAGACTGGTTTTCAAGTAGATCTTACACCTCAACAATTTAATACGTTTAAGAAAAGGCCAAATGATAAATTAGACTTTTCTGATTTTCAGAGTTTAGATATACTTAAAGCTGGTAAGATTATTGAATGGGTATTTTCAATTTTAAGAAGAACTATAGCTAAAGGTAAACCTGTAGGTATTATTA